CTGGTCGGCCGGTATGGCGCGCTTGGTGGCGTTGAGTTTCTGCACGTTCGCCGTGCAGGTGTGGAAGGGCTCTGGCCCTGCCCAGTCCTCGGGGATCGGCCACGGCTCCGGTGTGCCGCGGTGGAACCACGCAACTTCGGCGGTGTGCGTCCCGGCCGCAGCTCCGCGGTGGTGCTCGGCCCAGCTGGTGGGGATCGCTCGTGTGTTGGGGAGCCCTACCACCGGTACTCCGCCCCTTCGGGTTTGGCCGGCGCGTACATGGGTACGATCTCGAACACAGACTCGGAGGCTGCAGCGTCGACGCCGTCAGCCTCCGCTTCGTAGGTGGCGGCCAGGGCCCGCAGCTCTGCGGAGACCTTGGCGCCGTCCGTGGACCGGTCCTGGGTGCGGATCACCTTGGAGACCATGACCTCGGACGCGGCCATTACCGTCAGCGCCCGGGCAGCTGCACGGTTCACGTTGTCCCCGCGCATGGCCAGGAACGCGCCGAGCTGCACGTCACTGAACAGCTGCTCGGCCGGGTCCTCGGCGATGTCTGTGATCAGGAGACGGACCTGCCCGATGGGGTCGGTGTAGTCGATAGCCACGGTGCTGCCTCCTGTGAAGTTATGGGGGTCCGGAGTGCGCGGGCCCGCTGGATTGATTTGCCCAGCGAGCCCGCCCGGGAGGGATGATGATCAGCCGCCCCGTTATGGCCCGGTTACTCCGGAAGTGGTGCTAGGAACCGAGGGACACGTAGGTGCCGATCGGGTCCGTTGCCGCGCCGCCGGTGATGTGGCGGCCGCGGTACTTGATGGTGTCGTCGCCGAAGCTGCCCTCGTCGATGCCGACGGCGCCGCCGCCCACACGCTCGCCCTGGTCGCGCTTGACGCGGATGTCGGGCTGTTCCTCGCCGAGCATGGTGGCCTTGTACAGCGCAGGGTTGGCCGAAGCCGGATCCGGGAGGATGTACCAGGTGGTGTCGGCCTTCGCGGACTGGTCGATGATGCCGATCCGGTCAGAGACCACGGCGCGGACCTTGCCGAACAGCGGGTTCGGGATCGGGTTCGGGCCGCCGTTCGGGTCGGCGATGGTCGGGGCTACCGCCATCTCAGCCTCGAAGGACAGCGCCGGGGAGGTGACCAGCAGCAGCTTCGTGCCCAGCGCCCGGAAGGGGACGCCTTCGCGGTTCTTCCGCTTCCAGATCGCCTTCACAGCGGCCTGAACGTTGTCCCGGGTGAGGGGCAGCGCGGCGGGGGCGTTGCCGTTGCCAGCCTTGAAGAAGGCTGTGTTCGGGCCGGCGGCGGTCACGAACTTCTCGAAGACCTTGGCGTCTTCCGTGTTGCGGGCTGCCGTGGCCAGGCGGCCGGGGAAGTCCATCAGGTCGGAGTAGTCGTTGTTCTTGCGGAGCTCGAACGTGAGGTCGTACACGCGACCGGTCTTGCCGATCCCGATCTCGTAGGTGAACTCACCCAGAGACGTGGACTTGTACTCTTCGCCCTCGGCGACGTCCTCGAACGTGTCCTGCCCGCCGTTGAGGTCGATGATCGTCTTCGGGCGGAAGTCCTTGAGCCGGGTTTCCCGGGCGAAGGTCCTCCACTCGGGAGTGATCTCCTTGTACGTGGCCTGCACTTCGATGTCGAAGGCCTTGCCCAGCAGGATCGGGAAGTCCGACGTCGAGAACGCTTCCTTGAGGCGGTACTCGGCAGCGTGGGAGACGCCGCGGGCGCCCTCGTTGAACAGCTTCGCTGCTTCGAGGATGCGGGCCTTCACGGAGGGCGCCACACGGTAGCCCTCCTGGGCGATGATGTCGCCGGTGTTCAGGATGGTCATGTGAGTGCTCCTTACGCGCTTGCCGCGGTCTGAGTGGTGTAGCCGATGGGCGCTACTTCGAGGGGTCCGGTGCCTGCGCCCTTGGTGCCGAGGGCGACGCCGAAGAGGTAGTTTCCGGTGGAAGTGGTGGTCAGGGTGTTGTCCGCCTTGATGTACACCGGGAGGCCGACACTGGCGACGGCGCCGACAACGTCGAGGTTCCAGGACCCGTCAAGTCGGACCGTTGCCTCGCCGGTGGTGGCGTCCTTGGACGTGATGGCCACGCCGCAGATCTGGCCGACGCGGACGGACTGGCCGGATACGGTGCCGTCGGGGACGGGGATGCTGATGTGGAGCGCGTTGGTGTAGCGCTGGTTCTTAGCCATGGTTAGGCTCCCTTCAGGGCGGTGAGGACGTCAGCGTCTGCCACGTCTGCGGATTCGGTGACGCTGGCCGTGTGGCCGACGCCGCGGACGCTGCCGGCGCCGTTGGCTACCTGCAGTTCGGCAATGGATTCGGCGACGTCGGCGGCCAGGGCCTCCGAGTTGAGGACGCCGGACTCGTCCACCGGGTAGCCCTTCGAGAGTCGTGCGGCGGTCTTGGGAGCGCTGATGCCCGCGGCGGTGAACGCTGCCTCCACGACGGCGGCTGCGGCCGTGTCGTTGGCCAGTGTGAGTGCCGTTTCGGCGCGGGTGGCGCGTTCGCGGGCGGTGGTGATGTCAGCTTCGGCCGCGGTGGCCCGGCTGGCGGACTCGCGCAGGTCGGCGAGCTCCTTGTCATCAATGGTTGCCATGTTGGCTTCCTCCTGATTTTCGGTAACCGCTGCCGGGTTCGGAGCGGAATCTTTGGACTCCTTGGCGGGAGTAATGGGCACATAGCTGGTTTCGACGCGGACCTCGGTCGGGTCGCCGGTGAGTGTGGCTGTGTTCCCGTCGAGCGTGTAGCCCTGCTGGTAGAGCTTGGAGGAGTCGTTCGTCCAGGTCTCGTACCAGACGTTCGATTCGTCGAAGTCCCGGACGTAGGAGTAACCCTCGCCCGCGGCACCCTTGACGGCGGCTTGGAGCCACTCGCGGGTGTCGTTCGCGGTCGCTTCGGCGACGGCGTGGGCACGGGCCGATTCGAGGACTTCCATCACCTGCCCGCCGCGCCCGGCCTTGGTGACGAAGTCGACGGACTCGGCGTGCACCAGCTTCGTGATGGTCCGCGAGCCTCCGGATTCGTCGACCTCGGCGGATGCGCGGATGGAGACGCCGATGTGGTCAAACACTTCGGGGTCGAGAATGGACCGCCAGGCCGGGAAGACCTTGGCCTCGGCGTACAGGGCCCCGTTTTCGTAGACGGCGTCGGATTCCAATACCCCGGCGAGGTCCTTCACGGTGCGTTCTGGCCGGTCGAGGTCTTCCATCTGCGTGGGGTGGTCCATGTACATGTGGGTGCCCTTGGCGAACACCTTGTCCTTGGCGGCCGCTTCGAGGGTTTTGGCCGGGTAGGTGCCAGAGCTGCCGACGCCGGCGTCGATGACCTTGATCCGGATCCGGCCGCTGCTCGGTGTCGCGTTGGTGAGGCTGACTGCCTCGCGGATAATCTGCGGCATTGACAGCCTCCTAGAATTGGTGTGTGGGCCTTGATGACCGGAACGATGCTGCGGGCGTGCCCGGGGAGTGCCCCGGGCACGAGTGGAAGGTCCACGCCGTCTACCTGCGTGGGAGCGGCGGGTCGATGGCTGTTGAGTGCAAGTGGTGCGGCGCCGTGCAATACGAGCCGTCCGCGTCCGACGGAACCTAGATGAGGTCCTTGATCGGCGTCACCGCGTAGGAGTCCCGCCACCCGTCGGTGTGTTTGACCGTGGACAGGTCCGCCCATTTGATCTGCCCAGACTGCAGCAGCTCCAACCTCGTGCCCCCCATGATCGACCGTTGAGTCTCCGGGGTGAGCCCGTCGAACACTTCCTGCGCGGACGGGGTCGCTGACTCGGATTCGTCGATGTCGAATCCGAGTTCCTTCCACGATTTCGTGATGGTGACGCGGGCGCAGCGGCCGTTCTGGTGGTCGTTCGGGCCGGCCTCCGATAGTGGGTGCCGGGTGCCGTGTTTCGCCCAGCAGGACGGGCACGTGCGGGCCGTGAGCGCGGCATGCCATTCCCACTCGGCGACGATGGCCTTGTTAGCCGCCTCGGATGCCTGCGTGGCTGCCCGGTGTGCGTCCAGGGTCTCGGTTCGTGCAATCGTGAGGGCCCGGGTGAGGCCGCCGTTGAAGCGATTCTCGGTGGCGGCCAGGATCCGGGCGGCGGTGCGGCGCGGGTTGTCGCCGACGGCGATGCCGCGCATGAGCTGTTTCTTCATCTCCCGCTCCACGCTCGGGGCGAGGGGCAGGGTCGAGGAGTGGATCTGCTCGGTGGCCCGCTCCACGATGGCAGCCAGGGCATCCTGGGACATGCGGGTGAAGCTCACACTGTTCTGCACCGTGTTCGGCGGCAGCTGCGAGTTGATGAGCGCTTCATGCCCGTCCACGGCGTCCAGCACCGCGGTGCCGATGTCGTTTGAGACGACGGTCCCGGTCTGCGATGCGAGCGTGTCGAGCATCGCCCGGGATGCCTGTAGCGCGTCGCGGAGGCGGATGTTCTTCGCCGCCACGGAACGGGTCACGGCTCCGTCCTTGGCCTGAGCCATCAGCTCCACCAAAGCCGTCTGGAACTCCGGGGCGAGAACATCCCACGCGTCCACCCACGCCCTGGTTAGGGCGAGGGTCTGGGCGTCAGTCATCCGCTCAAGGCGGCCCCGGAGGTCGGCCACGACGCGCAGCGTGTCGGTCGTGACCGCCATCCGATGCCTCCTACCGTCTGCCTGCCTTGCGGGCGGCCTTGATCTTGGCCCGGTTCCTTCGAGGGCGCCCAATTTTGGGAGCGGCTGCGGGACGGAACCTGTACTCGACGGGCATGGCGCCTACTTGCCTAGCTCGTCGAGCCGATTGATGAACGCGGCGTCATGTTCTGCCTGCTTGCGGACTGCCGCCGCCCACGTGCCGTCGTTGTAATGGGTCATCATGTGATCCCGGACAGCGCCGCCGTCATGGGCTGTGAGCTCCACGGTGGCGAAGTCCTTCAGCCCAACCGATCCCCACGCCTCAGCTTCCTTATGATCGTAAGACAATGAGGTCCGGCAAACCGGACAGCTGACTTTGACTGTGATTGCCATCTGGTTCTCCTACTTGAGTGCGTCTGCTGGGTTCTGGCCGTCGCGGAATGCTTTGGCTGCGACGTCCCCGGCGGTGGTGTCGGAGACGATGAGGTTCCCGTCCGCGTCCGTGATCTTCTGGATCAGCTCGTCCACGTCCCGGACCCGGAGGGCCTGCAACGCGAGCTTGATCAGCGGCAGCTTCGGAACGTCTGGCATGCCGTCTGCGGCGACGATGGCGTCCATGAGGACCTTCACGTCGACCTCGTCCAGCGAGGGCCACACAATCTCAACGGTGGCCGCTGCCGGGTCTTTGAACTCGACAGTGAGCCGGTCCTCGTCCCGGACTGCTTTGCCGAGGCCGCGGAGCTTCCCCTGTGGCGCGATCACAGCCTGCTCGACCTGGTAGCCGACGGAGTCTTTCAGGACTTCGGCGTTCAGCTCGCGGCGGGCCTCCATGATCAACCGGGTGGGAAGATCCAGCGTCTCGGCCGTGGCGCGGGCGCCGGTCTGGCCGGGATCTGCCAGGACAATCGTCACCGGGACACCCATTGCCGAAGCGGCCATGGTGGCCAGCGGCCGGGATGATTCGGCGTCGAGCGTCGCGCCGGACTTGGATACGGGTTCGAGCTTCTGGTCATCCGTCATGGAGACAGTGGATCCGGCGGGCATGTTCGCCATCGCCTGCAGCTGTGCCCGCTTGCCCTGCGCGGTGCCGGCGGTCTTGCTGCTGGTGGTGTAGGCGATCTTCGCCAGCGCCTTCATCAGCAGCGCCCAGTCCTCAAGGAAGCCCTTGTGGGAGAGCGCCCAGGGGATCGCCGCGTAGGAGTCGCCGATGCCGAACTTCCAGTTACTGCCGGCGTTGACCTTCACGTGCCGGATCGGTGCGTCCCAGACGACGTCCACGCCGTTGAGCTTCTTGAACTTTGTGGCGGGCTGGTACTTCAGGGCCGGGTAGTAGGCCTTCAGGGTTTCCTCACGGCCGTCGGTGCCGCGCTCCACCCACTGGCGCTCGTAGTACCAAGGGGTGGCCTTGTCACCGGGGGCGGTGATGACGTCCTTGATCTCATCGAACGGGATCGTGCGGACCTTCACCCGCCCGGTGAGCGGGTTGGTGAAGTGGACGAGGAAGAAGTTCCCCTCGTCGAACAGGGCGCCTTCGTACTGCTGGCGTGCCTGTGCCCCGAAGAACGCTTCACGGTTGCCTTCGTCGTCGATGAACGCCTGGACGACGTCGTTCACGGCCTCGTCGCGGGCGCTGATCTCGACGCCCTGGCCCCACACGTAAGCGTGGCGGACTTCCCGGCCGCGCTTGATGAGCGGGTTGGCGATGCCGAAGATCCGGCCCATCTCCGCGGCTTTCGTGAGGCCGTCGCGGGTGAACTCGGTGGCGTACTGCTCACTGATCCGCATCCAGCCGGAGTTCTCCCGGGCCAGTTCGAGCTGGGTGAGGGATTCCTCGAGGCGGTGCCGCAGGGTCTCGACTTCGCCCTTGTACACGGCGACCTCCGAAGCAGCGGCTGCTTCTTGGAGGCCGAGCAGTTGCCGTAGGCCCACGCTTGCCTCCTTAGACGGGGCTGATGGACCAGCCCTGCGCGTTGTAGTCGTCGTAGACGTCGGGTTCGATGATGTTGTCCCCGCCTAGCAGGAGGGGCATGAGGAGGAGCCGGTTGACTGCCTGTGAGAACGCGTCGATGGTGTCGTCGTGGGCGCCGTTGGGGAAGTTCTTGGCTTCCTCGATCAGCTCTTCCACGTTGGGCAGGAGAGCGGCTTCGGGGAGGACCACGTTGCGGGAGTACACCAAGGGGGATACGGCGTTGGCGCGGGCCGTCTTGGATCCTTCCGGCTCGATCGGGATCAGCCCGACGAGCTGTGTTTGGAGGGAGTTGATGACGGCAGGGCCGTTGGCTTTGTCCTCGATGAACTTCGCCACGGCTTGGGGCCACTTCGCTGACATGGCTTTCACGGCGCCGAGGGAGGCGTTGAAGTTCATGCGTTCCCGGACCATGTCCAACAGGTAGGCGTTGGTTCCGATGCGGAGCCAGACCTGCCCGACGACGTAGTCCGAGGATTGCTTGTCCTTGAACGTGAGGTCCCAGGACTGCACGAGTTCGTGGTCGTCGCGGCCGATGCCGGGCACGATCCGTGACCCGTCTTCCCGGGTGACCCAGAGAGGCTGGTCGTAGCGTGCCCATTCCTCGGAGGCCGGGAACACGCCACCCTGATCCGGTGACGGGCGGCCTTGGTAGAGGCTGGCCCATGTGCGGGGCCCTGCCGTAGCTTTACGCCGTTCCCACTGCTGCCGGGTGCGGCCACGGGCGGACACCATGAACTCGCCCGGGGCACGGCCGAGGGGGTCCGTTTCGCCCTTCTCCGGCCGGTGGTCCGCCTGTGCTGGGATGTTCAGGACTTTCCACCCGGCCTCGGTGTCGCGTTCGAGGAGGCGGCCGGCGAGGTCGTCCTGATGCCAGCGGGTGAGGATGACGACGACGGGCGCGCCGGGTGCGAGACGTGCACTGGCTGCGTCTGTCCACCAGTCCCACACATTGTCGCGGTAGGTTTCGGAGTCCGCTTCTTTGCGGTCCTTGATGGGGTCGTCGATGATCATCATGTCTGCGGGGCGGCCGGTCACACCGGCGCCGATACCCACGGAGAGCACGCCCCCCTGGTGGCCTTGCAGGGTCCATTCGGACACGGAGCCGTTGTCGTTGGCGATCTGGAGGCCGAGGTCCTTGGTGGCGGCGATGCGGTTGCGGATGGCCCGGCCGTTCCGGTTGGCCAAGCCCTGCGCGTAGGAGGCGGTGACGATCCGCAGTTCGGGGTTCTGGGTCAGGCACCAGATCGGGAAGTCGTTCGCTACCCGGACACTCTTGCCCTCCTGCGGGGCCATGCAGATGATGAGCCGAGAATCGGGAGTGTTGAACGCTTCCACGAGAGCTTTGTCGATGAGGTCCAGCGCGGGGGTCTGCACCATCTTCGGGTTCGTCGCCCGCGCCATCTCCCCGGGGGTGGACCATTTCGCTGCGACCGGCTCGAACATGCGGGCCGCGTGCTCCCACATGTCGACGGTCACGGGGTCCTCCAAGAAATGTCAGAGCTGTGAAGTATGGTGGCTCCCGATGGCCGCAGGTGGCGGCCCCTTCTTGTATTGAAAGGCGTTACCCATGGCTGTTTCTCAGGAAATCCGTGATGCCGAAAAGGCGACTCGCACTGCGCTACTCGAAGCGATCACTGCGAAGGTCACTAGCTCGACTTCAGTGTCCCAACTGCTGCAGTTGGCTGAGGCCTACAACAAGGTGACCTCTACTGAGGCGCCACGCGACGCTTCTGCCGTGCGCTCTCTGTAGATCGGTTGTGCCAGGCCCCGCCGTGGTGCACCGTGGCGGGGTCCGGCGGTTCGGCGGTCTTGCCCAGCCGCCGCGCTGGGGGTTGGTTGAACGGTGCTCCGCACCCTTTGCGACGTCGATATCACCCTGCAAAGAGCCTATGGGCGAAACTGTGGAGTGCGGGGCCTTACCGGCTCCTTGACCGTTCAAAGAGTGATCTGCCAGTGCGTGCCGCTGGTGTGATCAGTGCCCGGGTTGGTGCCGGCTTACGCCCTCCACTGCCCTAGACGAGGTGGTGCAGGCGGGCTGCTGTGGCTGGCCGGTCACATTGAAGCAGCCCGCCCTTGGGTCTCAGCAAGGGCGGGCCGCGAGTGGGCTGCCGGGACTCGAATCCGGTGAACCCCTGCAAGGTTCAGCCCTCCCCGGCTCATGTTCCGGGGCTATGGAGTTGTCTATTCAGTTGTGCGCGGGGGACTGTTGGGCAGGTGCGTCCTTGGCAGGGCGAGAAAGGTGTAGCGCCCCGGCCGTACCTTCGCCGGCGTCCCGTGGCTTGTTCCGAGCGTTGACCCGGCCCCCGCGGGGAAACAACAGAGCCTGCCGTATGGGGGTCCGGCAGGCTCTTGTTGGTGAAGACACGTGTGCCCTACGCGCACCATCTTGCCCTAAGCGCCGACTGATTGCAAGTACAGCTCGTTGGCACTGCGAGTAGCGGTTGTTTTCAAGGCCGCAGCAAGTGCGTGGAGGTCTTTACCGGCCCACGTGGTGCCGCAGTTCAGGCACTTCGCGACCCCACCCTGCGCGGCGATGGCGTGGCCAATGCGGGTGCGTTCCCCCTCGATGTTCTCCCACGCCTCACTGGCCAGGCATTCGGGGCAGGTCCCGGGGATCTCACCCTTCCGGACGGGATGGAGCATGGCTTCGATCTTCGCCACCCACTTGGCAAGGTAGGCCTGGCACTCAGTGGCCCGCTCAGGCTGCGCGGCCGCAACGAGGGGGGACTGTGCCCAGTGCGCCCATGCGATGAGCTGCTGCTCCACGCTCCCGTACGCCTGCCCCGTGATGGCGACGTGCCATTCCTGGATGGTGCCCGCGAGTTCGCGGTAGTCCATGACGGCCTGTATCGCGATGGGGGCGCTGGGTCCGGTGCTGTGGCCGCTGGCCCCGCCTCGCGTGTCCTGCCGGCAGGCGTACCTGAGCTGCTGCAGCAGTGGGAGGACGTCAACAAGCTCCCTCGTGCCGCCGTCTCGTTCGATCATGGTTTTATGTGGTCTTGCGAGCTGGTGGACGAGCTGATCAAGTGACGCCAATGTTCCCCCTCAGGATACGCTTTCTGCTTGCCATTCTACCAAGTTCTAGTTGTTTCCGGTGGCAAGCGCACGCAATTCCCGCGGCACAATCTCAGGCACCAGCTGCTGCTGTTCAGGGGTGAGGCCGAGGGCTGACAGGATCCTCCGAATCACGTCAGCGACCAGCAGGCCTTGGGACTCAGCCAGCTTGACCTTCCGCTCCTCGATCCCGGCACGCAGGGCTAGGGCACAGACCTTGGCCAGGTGCTCGCGTTCCTTCATGTACAGCTCGTACCAGACCGAGGGGCCGGCTTTCTCCGTGGTCGTATCGACTGGTCCTTGTGGGCCGATGCCTTCCTCGGTCTGGGACTTGCCCCACACTAGGTCAGCGTCTTCGAGTTCCTGCACTTTCTCGCGCAGCCAGGCGACGTGGCCGGCGGTCCAGTGGATCTCGTCCAGCAACGCTTTGCCGGGGTCGACGTCGACGGGCAGGCCAAGGGTGCGGACGGCTTTGGTCATCTGTTCCTTCGCTTCCTGCTCGGCCAGCCTCCGCTCGGCGGCCGCCTTCACCTGTGGGGCTTTCCCGCCGTGCCGACCACACCTCGTCGCCCCAGGCACCGGGGGCAGCCCGCACGGCTCCTGCTTTTTGTTCTTCGCCCCACAGATCAGCTTGCCGTTGACCACCTGCCCCGCCGCGAACCGAGGATCAGTCGCCATGCTGTTCTTCGTATGCGTGGACGATCATGCCGCCCGGGGCGATAAATGTTGAGAGGGTCTCGTCAATCCATGCGCGGGCCATGTTGTCGCGGGGTGCTTCGGTGATGGTAGCCAAGCGGATGGGCCAGCCCGTGATGGCTTGCCCATAGCGGATCTGATCGCGGTCAGAGTATCGGTGGCCATCTCTGTCGTAGCAGACCTCCACCACCCGTGGCCTATCCGTTGCCAGCAGCCCCGCCAGCCGCCCTTCCTCGTACCTGTCATGGCACGTGTGCTGAGTGGCGAAGATGTGGGCGCCTTCGTGGTTGAGCATGTGGCAGGCCAGCGCTGTCCCGGAGTCTTCGAGGAACCGTTCCATCCTTGCCACTTGCTCCTCCCACGACAGGGATAGGAATCTCCGGGCGGCCTGCTCCGGCGTGTAGTCGGTGCCCTCTTCTACGTCTGGCCAGTCAGAACCGGGTAGTTTCTGGCAACGGTCACAGGTAATCAGGTGCGTCAGCCGTTCTGGAGTCAACTCATCTGACTCTGACGGATGCTCGCCGCCGCTTGGGTCAATCCAGCTCATCCGAGGGCCTTCCTCGCTCGTCGGTACAGAACAGGGTTCCAGAACGGTGACAGGTCCCGCCACCAGTCAGTGCCGGGGCCGGCCACGCGGGAATTGGGGCCCACTTCGGTGCGGATCTGGACCTTGCCGTGTGGGCAGAGGCGGACGTCGCCAGGTTGTCCCCACCAGCTCATTACCCCGGAGTGGTCCAGCTTCCAGCACTCGCTGTGTCGGTCGATGGACCGAATGTTCGGGCGGCGGGCGATGACCTTGATCCTTCCGTCTGGCTGCATGCTCGGCATCCTCAGTCGTTTCCGGCTGATTGAGAAGAATCAACCACTTCCGGAACTTCTTCAATGCGGATCAGCCAAACACTGCTGTCCCGCGGGGCGTATCCGCGGAACGCGATGGCTTTGGCCTTGGCCTCGCTGTAGCTGTCTGCCAGCACGGCAACCGGGTTGGCATAGTCAGAATTACGATTGGCCGGGCCTACTTTGAACTCGTACCGGGCGCTCATGCTGCCCCCTGCTCTGCTGCCGGGTAGTGTTTGTCCGCTGAGAACCCGTTCCCGGTGGTGCGGTCGTAGGTGGTCCCGCATTTGCATTTGTTCCAGGTGCAGGTCTGTGAGGTGCAGTGTTTGTCGGCGTTGAGGGCTCCGCCGGGCTTCTGGCAGTTGGGGCACTTCGTCATGCTGCCTCTCTCCGTTCGTGTTGGTTGGTGTGGTGGCAGTGGCAGCGGGAGATCCCGCCCTCGTCGTCGTAGATGACCCCGCCGCAGGGCAGGCTGATCAGGTTGTTCCCGTCCTTGATGCAATGGTGGTGACCGCATTCCGCGCAGCGGCACATGGGATGGCTCCTTCGCCTAGTCCTCGTGGTTGTCGGTGTCGTGCTGCTTCGCCCAGGCTTCCGCTTCATCGCGGCTGATGCCGACCTCGGAACCTTCGGCGCAGGAGTTGCACCACGCGTACATGGCGAGTTCAATCCTCGCGCTCACCGTGCGACCTCCTGGAAGTGTGGTGCGCTGGTTACGTTCCAGCGTTTCTCCGCCCGCTCGTCCGGGGACAGGTTGTTCCATTCGTTCAGGTCCAGCCCCCACGCGGCCTTCACCGCCATATCCTCAGTAAACGCGCTCACGGCTTGACCTGCTCTCGATACGGGTTGGCTGGCTTCGGTGCGCGGGGTTCGTCGCTCATGAGCCGCATGGCGTAACTGCGCCCGGCAGCCTCGCCCCGATCCCATGCTTCCGCCATCAGGTGCGGCGCGGCTGCTTGCGCTGCCTTCACGCAACGCCCCGGCCACTCGGGATCCATATGGTCCTCTAGCGATTCCTCGCAAATGACGGAATGAATCGCTTCCGCCGCCTTCCTTGGGATATTCATCAATCCAACCTTTGGCCGGCACATAGGGCAGCGGCACGCCTTGCTATCGCTCATTGGTTCTCCTCTGCGGCGCGTAGTGTGGCGCGGGCTTGTTGTGCGGCGTGCGCGGCGAACGGAACCATGTACCAGTTGTTTTTCCGGGCGGCGCCACGGATGGCTTGGGTGTACGCGTCATCCAGGCGGTCCGCCTCAGCCCGCAGTGACTCGACGTCGGGGCGGGGCATAGCCGGGGCCGTCACGACGCGCCGCCTTCGTAGAGGACGGTCGCAGGGAGTGCTATGTCCTCGGTCTTGAAGTACCAGCGCTCATTGGTTGTCACCCATGTGGATATGCCGTGCCTGAGTGCTTCCTTGAGGTAGAACCCGGTGTCGGTTCTGACCATTGAGCCCTCAGGCATCTCGTCCAGTTCCTCGGTGGTGGTGATGGTGCAGGGCTTCCGGTAACCTGCGGCAGCGAGAGCTTCATGGAACACCTCAGTCCGGTGTTCGCGGTACGGTGCCCAGTCGAGGTGTGAGAGGCGCCGGCCTTTGAAGGCATCACAGCCCGCACAGGAGAGCTCCCACCACCCGCCCTCGTATTCCCGGTGACCCGGACGGTGCGCGTCTAGCTCCTGCAGGATCTGCAGTTCGTCGCGTGCGTTCACGCCGCCACCTCGACCCTGCGGGGTGTGCAGTTGAAGAACGCGGGCTGCACGACTGGCGCGAAGGGGACAACCAGCCACCGGCCGCCGTAGAACTCGACGTAGGAGTCGGCGGGGCAGGATGCGAACGCCTCCTCCCGGGTCACTTGGTGGCCTCCGGCTCGTGGATGACGGTCACAGGGAGGACGACGGCGCGTGGGGTCAGCGGCCACGTTTCGTCAATCTGCCTGAACCACATGTCCTCAGGGCCAGGATCAGCGACAAGGATGTCGCCGTCGAGGTCACGGAGGACGGTGCCCTTTGTGAGATCCAGCAATTGCTCATGCTTGGTAAGGGTCCGGGGCTTCCGGTAGCCGGCGGCCAGGATCGCGTCAGCGGCACGGGGCGCGGTCTTGCCGAGGATCAGCGTAGTCAGCTCATTGCGGGCCTTCATGCTGCGGCCAGCTGTTCGCGGAGGGGCTTCATGGTGGTGGCCTGGTAGGCCTCGAATGCGAGGGCGTACTCGGCGTGTGTCGAGTAGAGGGCCGGCTGTGGTGCTTGGAGGGCCGCGGCGAACAGGGCGTTGCGCGCCTGCTGTCGGGCTGGTGTGTTCTGAGTCTGAGCACTCATTGGGTGGTTCCTTTTCGTGGTCCGGCGGGAGTTGCAGCTCGCTGGGTCGGATGTGGTTGTCCTGACCCAGCAAGCATAACAAGTCGTGCTTGTGGAAGCTACTATTTCAACGCGTTTTGATGGTCCCGCGAAAGCGTCAACAACGCAACGAGATCCCCCAGTGTGAGCGTCACCCACTGATCCTGCGGTTGGCCCTTCCCGTGCCGTTTGTGCACGATCAGCCCAGCCAGGGCATCATCGTTGCCCCGCTCCGCCTCAGCCTCGGCCGCCCACGGCCCCAGTGCAGTTTTCGCGGTGTTCTTGCACTCCACCACCAGCCGGTGCCCGTGATGCCTGAGCCCGGCGATGTCGCCGCGGTCCTTCGCCCCGTTCTTCACCCGCCGGTCAATCCGATCATCGACGTGCTCGGCGAGGTAATCCGCCACCGACCGCTCGAAACTGCTGCCGGCCTTCTTCGCGCTGGCTCTTGTCCTGGCCATTCCATCCTCCAATTCCAAATTGCCGCTCTACGCGCTGTGTTCGTTTCTGCGGGCCTCAAAAGACCGGGGATAAGTAATCACCCCAGACCGCCCATGCGGGGCCGTCCTACCCGCCACAGAACCCCTACGGCAGACCACCGAACGGTAGAGGTCCAGATCCGCCTTGGTCGCCTCCACCCAATCCCACGCCTCCTCCTGCTGCAGCTCAGCCGCCACACGCTCCTGACCGCCGCTGTTCCGGACCCTGTCGCACCACGCATCGAAGATGTCCAGCGCTTCCCGATGGCGGGCTTTGAGGGTCTGCTCGGTGTGGTGGCCGGTCAACCCTACGGGTGGGGTCTCGATGATCATGATGCTTGCTCGATTTCGGTTGCGCGTTCTTTGAGCCAGAGGACTGCGTGTTCGGCTCCTCCGTATGCAGTTTCGAGCGGGTAGGCGTCGGACGCTTCCCGGAGGGTTTGGGCCGCGATATACGGGGCTGCGGCCGCGAGGACTTGGCGGGCCAATTCGCGGAAGTAGGCCTGCCGATAGGCGGGCGCATCGTGGAACGCGATGCTGTAGCCCTCGCGGTCGTGGATCTCTTCCGCCGCCGCGTCTATGGCTTCGTCTGGGATGGTCATGCTGCTGGTTCGCTTTCTGGTTCGTGGTGTTTGCCGAGGCGGTCGTGGGGTCGGATGCCGGCTCTGACGTCGCCCCAGCAGGCCCGGCAGTTGTGTGCTTGTTCGGTGGGGTGGTCTTCGCATGGTGGGCCTTGGGGGACCTGCGTGCCCGCCTCCATCACGGGTTGGTCCCAGTGACGGCCGGGCTGGTAGATCACCGCTGGCGTCCTGGCCGTGTGCGAACCGTCCGGGTTGGTGCGGATCGCTGCGGCCACCGCTGCTTGGGCGAGCTGCGGGAACCGTGCCGGGTGGCCCAGGTTGCGGCCGATAAGGGTCATGAGGGCTGGGATGCCCCACTCGGGCCGGAGCTGGTGGAGCAGCCCAGCGAGTGCTTCGGCTTGTGGTCGGGTGATTGCTGGAAGGTCAGTCAAGTGTTTCTCCTCCTCGCGTTACGTAACTGGACGATTGATTGATTTTCTTAGCCACAGCTTCTTTAGAACTGAAGTAAAAGCTTTGGTGAGATAGGCACTTAGGTGAGTTAAGTGGTTAATGGTTAATGGTGCTAACTGTTCGCTAACCGTCTGCCATGGTTTTGCTATAGCAAGTGCTAACCGTTTGCTAACCCGTTGGCAGCCTCTTGGCAGTGCGCGCATTCCGGTTTGAACACCCCCTTCTTCTCGTGGTGCCGGACGTGGGCGCCGTACCCTCCCGACTCCTGCTTGTTCGCCTGGTACGTCTCGATCTGCACCCTTGAGTGCTGGTGGTCGAGGTAGTCGTGGAGCACGTAGTTTCCGTCCTCCAACGCCACCACGAGGCCCCGTTCGATGAGTTCCTTCCCTGCTTTCGGGCCCCGCATATTCAGCTCGTGCTTCGTGAAATGCCCGTCTGATTTGTTCTCGTTGCAGTCCGCGATCAGCTCAACATGCAACCGAAACGCCTTGTCCGAAAGCACCCTGATTTTCCGGTGCCGCGGGTACTCGTTCGTGAGCGTGAAGTATGGCCTGGTGTCCTTCCTAACGTCCTTGGACACTGCCCTTCCTTTCTGGTGAGACCCGAACCAGCCGAACTCCCTCCATACGAGTTCGACTGGTTCCTGAGGGCATGACTAAATCGCCTCGGAGGCGTCGAGATCCAAGGTCGGGTTGGACCACTCACAGAAGGCACAGGACGGGCCGCCGCAGTCATGCTTGGCGGCAACCCTCGGGACTTCCTCTTCGGCCATCAGAACGCCTGCAGCGAGTCAGACACAAGGTATGCGAGATCCCGGGCGGCCGGGGGAGTCACAGCGTTGCCGGCCTGCATCGTGCGCTCCTTCATGGTGCCGAGGATGGTGTAGTCCCGGGGGAAGTCCATGCCCCACATCTGCTCGTGCGGCTGGATCATCCGGAAGGCGACGTCGTCGATGTCTGCCTGGGTGTAGGTCATGAGTCCGTGGTGGTTCCCGCCGGCCGTGATGGTGGTGAAGGGCTTCTCGTTGGCGGGCGTGGCGACAGCGTTCGACCGGAGCGTTACGACGAGGCCGTGCCGGTCCCGTGTGGTGAAGGTGCTGTACGGGTCGCTGGTCGGCTTCGGGGAAGGGGAGCCGTAGAACTGCGTGAGGATGGACTCGGCGTTCGGGTACCGGTTCAGACCTTCGAGAATCTGCCTCTGCGTGGCGGCCGCCAGCGGCTTCTTCCGGTCGCCGATCCGCTTGCCCTTGATGTCCCAGTCGATGGCGTCAGCTGCGGCGCGCACGGCCGGTTCGAGGATGGTGTTGCGGCAGCTGGTGTGGGGGCAGCGGTAGACGTACTGCTGCCGGTACTTGCCCACGATCCGCTTGGGGTCCTTGAATGCCTGGATGCACCGGACCGTCCCGTGCGTGGGGCATTCGGCCATCGGGCGGAGGCGGTCGAAGTCGGGGGCCTTGTTGCCCTTGCGCCAGAACACAATGTAGACACGGTCGCGGGACTGCGGGGCGCCGTCTCCGAATGCCTGGGCGTGCATGGAGTTGAGGCTGATGATCCGGTGCTCGTAGCCGAGGTCTCCCATGGATTGGAGCCAACCGCGGAAGGGCTTCCATGCGGTCACTTCGACGACGTTCTCGGTCATGATGGCCTGGTATTCGTGGATCTCGGCGAAGCGGGGCACGTCGTACATCGTGGCGCGGGAGCGCTGGGCAGCTTCGTCGGGGATCCCGTCCGTGAAGAGGGAGTCCTGGCCGTCCCATTGCTCGCGCTTCACGCCCTTCGCCACGGTGAAGTTGGTGCACTCCGGCGACGCCCACAGCAGGTCGGTGCGGGGCGTGAACTCGGGCCGGATGTGGGCGATGTCCGCGCAGGCGTGGTCGGTGTTCGGGTGGTTGTAGCCGTGCGTTTCGATGGCGCGTTCCCAGTGGTTCAGCGCCAGCTTCACGTGCAGGCCGGGGACCTGCATGATTCCGGTGCTGGATCCGCCGGCGCCACAGAAGAAGTCTGAGACCGTGAGGCTCATGCGGTGAGTCCTTTCAATTCGTGCGGGAGGTCTTTGGTGAGTTGCCGGAACTCTCCGGCTTGCCGGTATGTCCAGCCGCGGCCGGGGAAATACCGTTTGAGCGTGCCGCGGGCTATCCCGGTGGTGCGGTGGACCTCGGTCTGTGAGGCGCCGTCCGCGAACAGCTGTTCCGCCTGGCGCAGCTTCTCCGGTGCTGGCGGGGCGTTGCGTTTGGTCATGTTCATTTGGTGCAGCCGCGGCATTCCCCGGTGCCATTGAGCGGGCCGTCGCACGAGCTGCACGTCGGGATGGTCTTCTGCTGCTTGGGGAGGTTCAGTGCCGGCTTCGGGGGTACGAGGGCGATGGTTTTCACGCGACGTCCGCCTTCTTCTTACCGAGGATGTGCTCGTCGATCTCGTTCACCTCGAAGCCGGACCAGTGGTGATCGCCTTCGGGCTTGGACACGTAGACCACGGGCGCCTGGGCGTAGCCGAGGGACTTGATGAACTCCAGCGCTGTGGCGTCCTTGGTGACGTCGACGTCCGTATAGTGGACACCCTCGATCAGTCCCTCTTTCTTGAACTTCATCTTGGTGGCGTTGCACTGCACGCAGCCTTTGGGCTTGCTGTAGAGCGTGATGGCGACGCCGTCGCGGGCTTCGATACGGGGCTGGATGTCGGTGACTGTCAATGGTTCTCCTCGTGGGGATGGTGGCGGGCGCCTGCTGGATTGTCAGGCGCCCGCTAACGGTGGATTAGTGGGTCGCTTTAGTACGGGGGTTCCGAGT